GTCCATTGCGGACGGCCTTCTCCCGACATCCTGCGTAAAAATCAACGAGGCGGAGATAAAGAAACACATACTGGCCTTCAAGGAACAGCGGAAGGCATATCCGGGAATCTCATATCAGATTATTAAAGATACCCACGTTCGGTAAAGAAAAAGAGGCGAGAAAGAGACATCATGGAAGAAACTGCAAAAACATCTATCAGCTATGTGGTCGGTGTAGAGGGGCCATGCATTGTAATCGGTGATATCCGTGTTACTGGCCCGAAACCATGGGGCGGTGGAAGAGTGCGAAATAAGTGGCAAGTCTCAGTTAAAAGCATCATATACGCCCTCAACAATATTTATTGTCCATCCCATCAGCCGCTTGGATCGGCAGAAGCAGAAGCCAAGGTATTGCTCCAAAACATCCAGAAGGGGAATGGTGGGATTAAATAAGACGTGCTTAAGGAGGACATCATGGACATACGAATTACGAAGGTAAAAGACAAAGAAGGGAAGATCACAATTCACTATCAGAAGGCCACGCCCGGCGGCAACGATGGCGATTGGGATGATTATACCATGACGTGTAAGGGGAAGGCCCGGCCCGAGTTCTACGAGGCCATACAGGCAATGTGTGAGCATGTCAGGGATATATGCGAGTTCCCGGCAGAATACGAGCCCCGGCTCACGATTCTCGGCGTAAGCTGCTCATACCCGCAGGATATTATGGGTGCGACGATCTCGGCAAAACTCAGGCTCTTGCTCAAAAGCTCTCCTCTGATAATCAATACGCCGTTCCAGACCTCGGAGCTATTCACCGAAACAGGCGATCCGGGTTCTCTCATGTCCGGCGATTGTTATGACGCGATATGTAACCTACATGATGAATGCGTGAAGTACATCAACGGGGAGCGGGAGCAGGCTGAGTTGGATCTTGCGTCCTGAGCCATACTTTAGAGGTGAAGCCATGATTAAACGATTCCAGCACTACATTGTACTCTCCCTTTTTCGTGTACGTGTTTTCCATGCCTTCCTCCTAATGTATTGAGTATTCCGTTCCCATTGCAGCTTCTACCAGCTTGGTCAGGCGGGTGTTTTGTGCACCCCATGCCGCATCCGATGCCGCAGTCCATGCCGCAGTCCATGCCGCATCCCGTGCCGCATCCCATGCCTCAGCCCGTGCCGCAGCCCGTGCCTCAGCCCGTGCCGCATCCCATGCCGCAGTCCATGCCGCATCCCATGCCGCATCCCGTGCCGCAGCCCATGCCGCACCCCATGCCGCATCCGATGCCGCAGCCGATGCCGCATCCCGTGCCGCAGCCCGCAGCGACTCATCGCCTGTCTCCAAATACTGCCTCACAATATCCGGCGCATCCCATAGGTGGATTACACCGAGGGCGCATTTGCGGGCGAAATCTCGCAGTATGCCGGTAGCGTCTATCCCGGCAATATAGGTGCGGTGAGTGGCACAAGCTTTATCGTCACCACGGAGTATTTCACCGTGGAGCCGGACGCGGTACACCATCGGACCAGGAGCGTATTTCAGGGCATCTATAATCCATTCCGAGGCATGCAGCCCCCATTTACATAGTGTAAGGGAATGGGTTGTTGTATCGACTGTGTGGGTTTCTCCGATAACGATCTTCCGCCCATCGCCATAGCCAAGTGTTCCCGTCGAAAAGTGCCAACCAATTAACTCGTCCATTTCACACCCCCCTGATTATCAGCCAGATGCCGGGTATAATGATCCACCCTATGGCGCCAGCGGCGGCGACTATGAATAGAAACTCACTAATGCGATCCGCCATGTTCTCGAACTCTTCCTGTCTCACTTTTTCCCCTCCTTCCGTGCTTTGTCCCGCTCCCGTGCCAACTGTGCTACGTGTCGCTGTCGGCAGAGGCCGATTTTTCGTAGATGCTTCAGCTCACGATGTTGGACCGTTGCCTGTACGTAGGTCATGGTTGCCTCCCTTCATGGTTATGTTGTGCGATGATAAAGTCGGGGATGGTGTCGCGCTCAAAGGCCATAAACTCAGACGATCCATCACCATTCGCCCTGCCCATCCACGGGGTCTTTTTTAGGTACAGTTGTTGGTTGAAGTAGAGGCGAAACGCCTTCAGGTCGCCCAGAAACCAACAACACAGAGATTCTTCATCGGGGTCCGCGAACCCGTAAAACATATAGTCGCCCCACCCCTCTATGATTTTGGTCAACTCAGTCTTGTTGCCTTGTGGCCTTGCAGATGGAATTTTCATTTCTGCAAGCTCAGATTCTTGCATGGTGGGGTAGTCAAATTCTGATTGGTTTGGCCGAACATCTCTTTCGATCTTCTGCATGGGCCACGGCGGGTCAATTACGATGACATCATAGACACCCTCTATTGCCTTAGCTTGTTTGGTCTGGATGTCCTCTAGCTTACTGATGATTTCTTGACGCTTCGCCTCGCGTTTCTCGCCCTGTATCTCACGCGCCCTTTTTAGGATTTCGGCCTCACCCCTTGCGACAACCTCTGGTTCTGTTTCCTTTACCGTGTCAACCGCTTCCGCAAACTTCCCGGCACGTTTGACTGTGGCCGGTGAAATGCCGTGTTCAGCGGCGATGATTTCGGCGGTGGAAGCTGGTTCATTTTGATCCAGCTTTTTAGGCCCTCTTTCACCGTCGCCCTTCTTTCGCCGGTTGTACCGTCGCCCCACAATCAGCGTAAACTCTTCCCGCGTCAGGTTCCGGCGGCCTAACTGGTTCTTGTCAATCCAATCTTCTGCATCTTCATCAGTGCGGATATAGACAGGTGCTTGAACCGTCCGGTAGTCGATGCCGTGTTTTGTACAGATTTCATAACGATTGTGGCCATCAAGAAGTGTGTCGCCCCATACCACCAGGGGATCACGGCAACCTTCATCGAGTAGGTTCTGTTCAAGCTGTTCGTATTCGTCAGACGAAAGCGGCCTGATTAGTGCTTTAAATTGACGATTGATGTTCATTCACCCTCCTTTTGACCCCTTCGCAGAGAATCTCCAACCGCTCCCGATCCGTTGCGGCTCTCTATTAAGCGATCTCGGGGAAAAACTCTCTTTCTGTGGTACCGGTCACTTCACACAGGGCTTGCCGTATTCGGCGGCTCTTCTTCCGACCGGCCATTTCCATGGAAATAGCCTGTGGGGTTACACCGAGAGAAAGGGCAATGTCTTTTTGCGTTGTTCCGGCACGCAAGAGGAGAATTTTCCGGTTGGTACGGGGGTTTTTCATTGATTGCCAAACTCCAATGGTTTAGTTTATTTTGTAGCTAAGTTGCAGACTAAACCTTTATAAACTTATTGTCAAGCGAAAAAATGCAATTATTTTTAATTTTTTTTCGCAGGTGATTACATGGGGTTAGGTAAAATAAAACCCCGGCATAGGGATTATACCGGGGTCGGGTGACGTTCCTTAACAAAATTGTATTATATCTGTCTTTATTGTTTCTTTTTGTCCCATGCCGACCGAGCAACCGTGTACCCCGTATAACCCATGCCGAACACGGCGTAGAGTTCGTTCGGAATTGCCGCTAACCATGCTTTCATGCCATTAGCTACCTGCACTGCTGCCTCTGGATTGAACACACTAAGAATCCCCATCGGGATTGCAGCCAGGATCATAATATACATGACATACAAGAATGACGGCCTTGCCCGGCTAGTCCATGGATCGGCACTCTTAGCCTCTGCGAGAATGGCCGACATCTGCGTTTCTATCTCTTTAAATTTTCCTTCCTGCTGTGCCTTTATCAGTTCGAGCTTTGCCTTCTCTCGTTCGACGGGATCAGGGAAGATTTTATCAAGCACTTTCCCGCCAAGGTCTAAAGCTGCTGTCATTGGATCAAAAGCCATATCATCACCATCCTTCCTTGAGCTGCCGGATGATTGTTTCCACCCGTTCAGCTTGTACCTGTTTTGCCCATCGGCTGTCGAGGGCTTCATTGCCGGCGGCCACCCAGTCGCCCCGGTTAACAGCGGCGATCATATTTTTGAACATCCTGAACCGTGACGGACCGAGATTGAAGCGCATATCCGTTAATGCCCACTGCCGACCCTGCGTGAATCCGAGATAGCCCGGGAATATCCGTTGCAGATCGGCATCGCATTCACGAATGTCGTTTGCCAGCAGGTATCGTGACTCATCTCTGGTAATCCCCTTGCCTTCGAGATTTCTTCCCACGCCGATTGTCAGCTTGTCGGCTGTGCATCGGTACGGTCTAAGGCGTTCCCCTTCGTGATGTACCAATTGATCTATGAGAGTGTCGTGTGTCACTTCACCGCCCCTTCCTCCATCAGCTTCCCGTCCGCAGTCAACATGCCTTCCGCTATCAGTTCCGCTTCGGCCATTGTCCGCATCTTCGCACGAATGAGAGATTCCTTGTCCTGTGCCGCTTTTTCTGCAGCGGTAACGGGTGCCAACGCTTCATCCATGACAGCTTGATACGCCGCTATATTTTCAGGCGTCCACGCTTTCTCTGCGGCCTCGATTATCTCGTCTGGTTGGCCTGTCAGATCATCGCCGGGTGCAAGGCAATAACGGTGATACACGCCGTCACGTATTTCCCGTACCTGAATATGTCCTGCTGGATTTATGGTTATTGTGTCAATCATGATTCCTCCTATGCCGACCGGTACACGGCGACAAGCCGCAATGTAGTATTGTTCGCGAAATCAGCATTGGTTAATTGTGTTGGTGCGCCGCCGCTACTGCCCTTATAGATATTTATAGTCGTAGAATTTTTCACTGTCATAGCAAAGGGTGCGTCCACAAATGTTAAGTGCTGGGAATACCCAATTGACACACCGACATTTCCATATATATCACTGTCCATCGTGGACACCGGAAGGCCGGTAATAAGGGCGTTGCCGGTGTCGGTGCCTACATCGGAAAGCGATAGCGTTCCAATCGCAATGACAAGATTGCCGATGACGACATAATGGCCGCCGTTATACGTAGCATTATAGGCAATCCCCGTCGTCCCGCCGCCGAAGGAAACACCGGGTGTCCATGTGCCGTACTCACACACATTCGTACTCATCTGCAATATCCACCGCTTGTCACCGGCATTCAGATCAGGCGCAATAACATCCGGCGATGATTCGGTCGCCCCGCTGTCGTCATCTAATACGTACTGATATGCCACACCAGACACATACGCATGACAGACATCGCCGTCCAGCAGATCATCGCCGTCAATGCCATCAACGGCAGCAGTCGTTCCGCCTGTTAGTGCCGTCTTAATATAAACTGTTCGTGTGCTCATTCTTCCACCTCCGACTCCAAAGTTTCCGTGTTGTGATATAATCTGGCTTAGGTATGCGCTTCTTAATCGGTGTTATGTCTGTGTCACCTCTCGTGTACTTCCAGTCCGCATTTTGGGGCAATCCAACCGTCACCTCTTTTGTCGGCCAATCGGTCTGTAAATCTTCATCAATCTCGTAATCTTCCGTTATGACCTCAAGCATATCTCTGTCCGGCTTATCTTCCGGCATAATACAAGCACTTTGCATTTCAAAGATTTCTTCGTCGGAAGGGTTTATGACTATAATTTCATCTGTTTCGTAGTTACAGCTGACAAATGGATGAGGCACCAAAAGAGGCTTGCCGCCATTCCCAAAGCAGGGATGATCAGGGGCACGATACATGGCTTTTATGCGTTTATCTATTTTGTCTCTGAGAATAAATATCCAATATATCTCACCCGAAGAAGTAACGTAACGTGATTGCGCGTAAATCGAACAATCCGAATGGCCACTTCTGAGAGATATTGTAGTGGCATATGATGTCCAACTATAGTTGGAGCCTCCAAGCACTTGTGCCTCAGATCCCATCACATTATTAAAATTCATTTTTATTTGCGGATAGAAAGCATATTGTCCGCCCGGTAAAGTCAATAATGTATAATCCGTTTCTGCCACGCTAACTGCTCCTGTGCTGGTCTTTAATTTCACCTGAGACACAGAAGAATTTACAGGCGTCCGACTATCGCTTAACCTTGAATCATTCCCGGCGCACGCATCCGTTGCACCCGTTCCGAGTTTTCGCAGAGATGGCGTACCAGCTGCCGCATTAGCAGGAATAGTCGACCATATGGGGGCAGTCGCCTCGGCATTCATCGTCCATACCTGTCCCGCTGTACCTTTTGCCCGTCGTGCCAGCTTACCGGATGCGCGATAATATGTATCACCATCCGCATTCGAGCCAATGGCAAGGTTCGAACCATCCGCCAGAAGTAGGTCGGATATAGCGCGCGATATATCCACCGTCAGCGTCCGGCTGGTTGTGCCGCCCGCGACGGTAAAGCCGGTTGCAAGGGCATTCAGCGTCACGTCTGATACCGTTACTGCCCCCGTGCTGACATTCACTGTCAGCAGTGATACCCAGCCAGCCTCGGCAGTATAACGTTTCAAAACATCCGGCACGCCGGTATTGTCCCAGCACAACATTCCCTCAGTAGGGCTCGTTATACCTGCCGGATCGCCCCGTTGAATCGATGCCAGAGCCGCCAGCGCGTTGTCCAGGAATGTCTTTAATGCGGTCATCGTCAATGGCGACGATGGCGTTGTGTATGATGCCTGACTCATTATGCTACCTCCTGTTCCCCATAGGCTTTTGCGATGCCTGATATAGTCCGCTCGACGTTACCGCCGCCGTTTGTAAATGCAATTGTGAATCCAGTCTCGTCAAGCCCCGTAATGGTGTACTTGTCCCCCTCTTGCCCATCTGATACCGATATGCCAATTTCAGGCGTGGCATAGAAGGCGGGATCAAATGATATTGCTGTGCCACCCGCCGCTATCGTCCCACTGAATCCGATGACGCGATCCGGCATGTCCACACTGACATACACCGCCGTCACGACCGGCGTAATATTCGGCGGCGTGCCTGATAACGCAACTCGGAATTGATACGCGCGAGCAGAATAATCACCGACGAGGAATGGGCGCCACGATGTCCATGTCGGTGTACTGCTGGGATCGTCGGACGTGTACCTCATTTCCAACTGAACAAAATAGAGATTGCCGTCGATGACTGAGTACAGGTCGGCCATGTCGTAGAGATCATCAATGTCGTAGAGATCATCTTGTATATCCACCGCCGTCGCAGTAATAGAAGCAGTTACCCGTGATTGGAATACCGCCGACAAGTCAATGGTGTCATTATCAAATGTGAAATACCCCTCGTCCATGATTTGTCCGGCGGCATCATCAGACGACCACTCAATATCGGTAGCCCATGCAATATCAGTATCCCACGTTGGATCAGGATCAATAATCTCAAGTGCCAGTCCGCCAAGCCCGGATGAATACGCAACGCCCCGGGATGTACCGTCCCAGTTCGGATTAGACTGGTCGAGAGCTTCAATGAAATTCAGGTTCCGCACGGATGATATGGTCGTATTCTGTGACGTCTCGTTCTCGGATTCGAACCCGGCGAAATCCACGGCTTTGATGAGATATGTTCCCATCATTGCTGGGACGCTGACGGACGTCGCAGGCTTCCCCACTTTCCGCACCACGTCTACTGATTCCAGCCACGACGCACCGGTCGTCTCAGGACTCCACCTGATCCGGTAATGCGAGAGATCAATATCTGTTACTGCCGTCCACGATAGGTGCGCTTCACCATCCAATATGTTGACGGAAAATCCTTCCACATCTGACGGCACATCAGTCTGTCCGGTAACGTAGACCGTCTCAGTCGCAGACCATTTCGAATGCACGTCATAGATGGATACGGCCTGCGCCTGTACCTCGTAATTGTTTAAATCCTGCACTGGTGACACCGGAATTGTCAGTGAATCAGTCTCCTGTGTATAGCGCCACGGCGTTTCGCCCTGTAGCCTGTACCGTGCCCGATATCCCCTGATCCGTAGCGTTCCGGTCGGTGGTGACAGGTAGACGAGTATTCGAGAGATAACCGCACTTCCACTGACTTCCAGAGCCGCCGTCCCTGCTTCGACCCCGGCAATAATGGGAGTGGCCGGCGTCAACTCGCGTTCATTGACCGGCGCGGTTGTCTGCGGATCAAACGCCGGGATGGTGCCCGTGTCGGCATCGTAAATGTCAGATGCGACATCAACGAGGAAGAGTTGTGCTGTGTAATCCCCCGCCCGCTGAATAGAGTGAACCAGCAATTCAACGGTCTCACTATCCGCCTCCCCGAACATCGCCAAGTCACCGGCTTCCGGACCGGATGCCTCTGCTACCGGTGTTTTAAGCTCCAGCGCACCCCCAACATCACTATCTACCGTCACCGCCAGACTCGTCACCGACGGCGTCGTGGCATAGTCATCTGACGTCAGCGTCGCCCGCAGCCAGAGATAATACCCGACCAGCCGGTCACCCGCCGTAATACCGGGGATCGCCTCCCCGCTGGTACACGCAGACCAGCCCGACTCCGGAGCCGTCACTCCGGACGTGGACACAGCCGCCTCGATCGTGACGCTCGTGCCCTCAGGGGTCGTCGCCGACCACTCAATCAGACTGGACCGGGCGGTAATAAGAGATGACAGCGAGAGCCCGGCGGAAGTCCAGGTGCGGCTTTTGTAGTATTCCAGCGTCATAGTGTCTCTTTCATAGCCCCAACTCCGTCAGCTTGTCTCGTTCCCACTGCCGACATGCTTCCACGTGATCGTTGTATGCCTCAGATTCGGGCGAGGGTGCCAAGCGTATCATCTTAAACTCATCGTTGATACTGTACCGATCACGTATCATCTCAACCACCTTGCCCTTGATGGCGCGGCAGTTAGGCGAGGCCGCAACTATGGCCTCCCGAAGTTCCGGCGTCACTTCAACCGCAGTTAGCGTCTCGGTGATTAGCTGCGGCTGTTCTGGCAGATCGCCGGGCACACTGACGTACGTCCAGCCGTCGATGGTGCAGAGTTCGACGATGCGCTCCTGTGGCTCCATCTCATAGTCAGGCTCACGTAGACAATGCGTCGTATAGCGGTCGGTAATTTTTTGGTATTTGTAAATTTTTACCATCGTCAATCGCCTCCTTTGCTATTTTTAAGAGATATATCAGGGAATTGCTTTGTTTGGCATGCCCCAGTATTGATGCAACCGAATCTTGTTTCCCGGCACGGGCGACTCTTTTAAATTTAAAAACACTATACTTTCGAATAAACCTACACGACCGCCATGTGCGATAGCCGCAAAAATTAACGCCTTTCCGAATTTTTTTAATGATTACCTTAGAAAACACGAGGGACAGCCGTTCTTTTAAAAATCGTTCGATAGAGTCTCGCAGGACTATGCATTCATCCCGGGCAAGACCGACCAACATTAAATCGTCAACATATCGGATATAATATGGCACTTTAAGGGTACGTTTTATGAAGTGATCAACGATGTTTAGATAAATCAACGCAAATATTTGGCTCAATAGATTTCCAATGGGAATTCCTTTGGGCGACTCCATTTCAGCGAACCCCATCATTACATCCACCAACCGCCTGTCTTTAATTTTTCGCTCGATGAGCTGTCGTAAAATAATCCTGTCAATTGAATAGAAATATTTTCTGATGTCGATGTGCAGGGTGTACTCGTCACCCGAGCATCGTCGCATGGCCCTTTGGACCGCGCGCGATGCGCGGTGTGTGCCATAACCAATCCTGCACGCAAACGAGGTGGAGATAAACGTGCGGTCGAAGATGCCATAGATTACCCGGTAGATTGCATGCTGTACAACAACATCACGGAAGGTCGGCGCATGGATTATTCTTGTTTTTGGCTCGTGAATCTCGAACGCATAATAAGGCGAGACCCGGTAGGTGCCTTCGTGCAGCTCACGGTGAAGCGTGTCCAGGTTCGTTCCCAGGCTTTTTTCGAAATCAAAACAGGGACGCTTGTCTCGCTTTCCTTGGCGAGCGTCGAGATATGCCTGGTAGAGGCTTTCTTTGTTAAAGGCTTTCTCAAATAAATTACCATATCGTTTCATTTTTTTGTTCCTTCGACCTCCGGTCTTCGGATCCCCTACCAAAAGGAGGCCGCATGTTTGATTTTGCCCACGGCAGGACAGCATATCCCTGTGGTTCCACTATCCTCATCTGAGGTGTGAGGAAAGAACCGCAGTCCGAGCGAAAGCCCACATTCACGTTCGAATTCGTCCGGTTGTTGTTCCAATTCACGTTCCAGACCCCGGCGTTCGCGCCGTTGTTCCAGTTCCCTGACGAAATCAAGCACATGTTGGTATGCTGCCCCTATAGCCATCACCATCTCTTGTCTGCCTTTATTTTTTGTATCCATCCACCGATCATTCGGCCCAGCTCGTCCACAAGCGAACTGATTACCATATACCGATGTTCTGCAGTCTGTTCGCGTGCGCCTTCCTTTTTTATCCGTTTTGAATCCGAAAACTCAAAATACCCAAGTTCGTTCGCCAGAAATATCTGCATTCTCAGCTTCTCGTGGGTAATGTCTAAATTCGTTAAGGTGGTTTTTTTAATGTACCTTTTTTGTCCTTCCGAGATGAGATCATACACTTCATAGGCGGTATTCCTTATTCTGCCCGCAAGCGCGTATTTTTCGTGCTTCGGGAAATGATTCAGATATATATTCATCAGCTTTGCGAACTCCATAAACTTCCTGCTCAGCTCCGCTTCACTATTGGCTCCCACGGTACTGCCTCCACTCTCGTTACGGCGTCACAGGGTAACAGGCCGAGCGAAAGCCCACACCCACGCTCGAATACGTCCGGCGGCTGCTCCAATTCACGTTCCAGACCCCGGCGCTCGCGCCGTTGCTCCAGGACCCTGACGACAGCAAGCACAGATCGTCGCGGATGTATTGATACCAGTAATCTTTGCCAAATAAGTTTGTTCCGGTTGTGTCCGCGCCATCCCCATCCTGCGGGAATCCAAGGCTTGTCAGCCGGTAGGGATCACCGGAAAGGTCCTCTGCCAACACCTGGTTGGCGCCCGATCCATATTTTTGTGCAAAGGCGCCGCCATCGACAAAGGCGGGCACAAACCGCTCCATCATTGCAGCTATCCCGGTTGCGCCCCAGTGGTCAGTTGCATCGGACGCACCGCTGGTAAAATCTTCGAAGGATGTCGTGAGTTTTCGCCGGTAGAAGATACCGCACTGAAAGTCATTGGTGCTGGTGTAGTCCTCAAATCCGGTGCTGTTGAGGTTAATAGAAAATGTGTCGTCAGTTATTTTGGTTATTTGCCACACCTTATTTTTAATTGTGTTCCAACTGTCATTGAGGTCTGACGTACACATCACCCAGTCGCCGGTTGTAAGGCCGTGATCCGTAATCGTCACAACGCAGGGGTTGGCCTTGCTCATTCCCTCGATGGTCTTGGCGGATACGATACTCGTCACACCCGGCGATACCTCCCACATCAGGCCGTTGACATCGGCGACGCCACAGGCTTGCCCGTTGTGAGTCGTCTTGGCGAAAGGAGTGCCGGAGCCGGTTTGACCGCAATTGTCATATCCGTCTGATACATAGGTCAGATCATTGTCGTCGCAATCAGCGTTGCTGATGATGTTGCCAACGGGAGCCTGATCATTATTCAACCCCTTCGGATAATTGTACGTCGCGTCATACCAGGCACAATACGTAGTGCTGGACGATGCCTGCCCATGAGCCAGGGACAAAAGGGCCAGCATCGCCGTGCCCTCACGTGGATTGCAGAAGAATATCCCGTCGCCTTCCTCGCCATTCTCGCCGTCCCGACGCTTCGGCAAGTCGATGGCTGTGTAATAATAGTTTGCGCCACCGGTACAGTCAGCCGCCTGATTGTGGCCAGCATGAGTCGAAATAGGATTGCCGAACGGCAGCGACGACGCGATATAGCCCGTTCCCCACGCCTGTTTCGAGCACATATACTTGTCAATAAAAATACCGTCCCGCTCGGTCCCGCCGTTTATGAAAATGGTTGGCAGGGCATACCCGGCAGCGTTGGCGGCGGTCTCGTCGGCATACGTCTCAGTACCCTTAATGTCGATTGAATTCACATCATAGTCGCCATACATTGGATTATCAGCGTGAGCAATGCGATAAAAGAACTTCGGGACATAAACGCAGATCGAGCCGTCCCGGAACTGATAGTTGCCATAATTTTTGTAGCCAACAATGTAACATCCGGGCATTGGTTGCATCCCGTCGGGAAGATAGGCGGGGGGGCAAATGCCGACACCAAACCCCATTGTGCCGGGAGTGCCTATGACATTATTTTCTCCTGCCACCAGGTCGGCAACAAAGTTGCCCTTCGTAATGCGCCCGTCAACACCGCCCTGGCCAATCCAGATATAATCATCGTCGTCGGCGTGAGTGGCTACAGGCAAGTCATGCAATGTCGTTGTATCGCTCATCCTAACACCTCGCTATTAGCTGTTTGCCATCATAGGTCTGTATGTTTTTATCGTCGTGTGTTTGCAGGATTGATGTAAGCTGCAACTCCAGCGCGTCGCTATCGGCGATCGTCCCGTCGTGCGTCCCGGCATCCCATTCCGCGTCGGTGTCGGTGGTCTGGGTGATGGTGGGCGGTTCCGTGGTGCCGACTACTGTTTCCACCGACAGAACAAGCGTGTCCCCATTCGCCAGCCGAAAACGACAGGCGTATGACTTCCCGGCTTCCATCGTCACCAGCTCATCGAGCACAACGTGGGTGATATTCCCGCCGTCGGTGACGAGAGATTTCACCCGTCCCCAACCGGATCCCCACAGAGGTATATCATGGGACACGCGCACCTTGTCGCCGCGACGGCAAACAAGATGCTCGAAGTCCTGGTAGAGCGAGTACATTTCCGGCCGGAGCCGGGCCTGTGCAATATGGAATCGCCCGAATTTCCAGATCAGGTCGGGATCAGTTATACCGGGAAATTCGATTGATTCAAAGAGCGTGGCGTTGCTCGAATTATACCCGTCATCATAGACAATACGTTCGTCGTCGTTGTAGTCGTTTTCCTCGTTTTTGAAGCGAATCCTGAACGCGTGCGGGCGATTGTAAAGCCGCTTTTCGGCAGAGAACCCCCACGAGTTCCGGGGCGTGATGTGCTGGACAAGGGTTTGCGTGCCAGTATCGGCGACGACCGACCATAGACCATCTTTGACGGTGACAGCCGCCCGCGCTGTCGCTGCAATATCTTGGCAGGTTTCGAACACTGACGCCGTGTAGTCTCGGTACATATTAAAGGCGTACCCATTGGTCTCACAGAACTCATAAAATTCACCAAGGGTATCATCGTCAATCTGTGTAGCAGTCCGGGCACGAGCATTAGCGTTACACGTTAATACCCAGCGAATCAGCGCGGCGGGATTGTTAGTGATTTTATAGTCCGCTTCTGCCGATCCCCACTCTTCGGCTACATCATCCCAGACCGGACAATATGATGAGATAACACCATTGATATTGCTCAACTGTCCGCTCAACTGGTCGGTCGCCTTAATGCGGAGAGCCGTCACTGCCAGATTATGCGGGAATGATATAGGATAAGTCGTTTTGATGCTCCTGAGAGCTGTCCAATATACCTCATCAACAATCTTATCATCATCAGTATCTGCGGTTATCCGTGTGATTCCAATTTCATATTGTTTTGTATTGTCCACTTTCCAGTTAAAACCACGCCTGACTACTGACGTAGTTTTGTCTATAAATTCGGCAGTTTGAGTCGTCACAGTCCCGGCGGTTCCACCCGTAACAGCAATATAAAAATCAGAGCCTTCCCATTTGAATCGTATTTCCAGAGAGCATACCAAGCCCGTACAATCTGCCGGAGATAGATCGGTGACTGTTATTGCCCCAACCGCAGGAACAGTATATTCACCAATGCGATAGCTGCCTGTGATCGAGTCTGTTCCTGACTCTATATAAATTTTTGCTCCCGGATTCGAAACATAAACACTGTACGTCCCCTCTTCCAGGGATATAGGCCCCAGGCTCGTCCCACTAACACTCAACGCCCGAGTAGTAGGCACTGAGGACCATGTTCCCGAACCAACCTCTCTATATTGTATAGCCAAAGTAACCGTTCTACTCGTTCGATTTCCGGCATTGTCAAACTGGACAAGCCCTCGAGGAAAAGCAACATCTACAGACAATTCATCAACATTCGCCTCTGCCGTCCTGACAACCCGCCCCCCTGCTTCTGTCAGCTTCGCACCAATAGCCGTCTGAGACACGGACGAGGGAAAGAGCGTCAATGGCGTATCAGTTGACCATCCCTCTCGCGTTTCAATGTCAACGTTGTCGAATGATGTCAACGCAGTATCGCCTATTTTTAAATCTTCTATTTTTAGCGGCCCATACCCCCACACGAGCAACATCCGAAGGTACTCATCAGAGCCGACCAGCTCTGTGTATGAGGAAGCCCCAAGCGGCGGGTACACTTTATGTCTCCCCAACATGACGGGCACAGAACCCCATTTGTTCTCCTGATTCTGATTTGCACCAATGGAATAGGTGGGAGAGTCTTTATAGGTCTGGCGGGTCGTCGGTCCCGTGCTGCCGAATCGAATCGGGGCAATGGCATTAGTGAGCATCATGCCCGCTGTCATAATACCAGCCGACACAAACCCTTGTGCAACAGCCATACCAGTGGCAGAAATTGTCCCTCCAGCCATTGATGTAATGCCCGTCATTACTGGTAATGTCTGGGGGAGTCCTACTGCCGCCACGATAACAGCTATCGTCAGGAGGGTTCGCAGGGGATTCTTACCTCCGCCTCCGCCATGCAGAGGAACGGAGATCAGGACATGAGAGTCTACGGGAGGGGTCATGTGCCACTGATCGCGGGGGATCGGGACGCCGTCAATCTCAACAATGACGTAGGTGTCCGGATATAGCTGATGCACAATGTCCCGGATCGTCGAGCCGTGAGCGACATTCACGACTTTCGGTGCGTGGAATGCCATCGGGCTGACTATGATTTCACGGCTATCCTGCATAGCGATAGAACCCCTCAACCTTTTGCTTCCATTGGATTCCAGTATATTCCTCAATTGTAGAGTTAATGCCTTCCATGACATGGAGCATCCGCTTCCTGTCGATAACCAGGCCAACGTGATAAACCATATCGCCAGTGCGGAGCAGAATCACATCATACGGTTGCGGCTTGTCAACGCGTTCCCATGCTTGCTTGCCGTCCCGGATCATCCTCGACACCTTCTTCAGCGAGGCCAGCGAGCCGTCAACATAGGCCCCGGCGAAGTCGGGTAATTCAATTCCCAGTCGCTCCCGGTATACCATGACGACTAATCGCCAGCAGTCACAGCCGTTTCGGTCGTTTCCGTCCTTCGTAAATGGTATTCCAATATAGTCAATTATATCATCCATTTATCGACGCTCATATTTGCCCTGTATTGAACGATCTCATCTCAAGTGATACCTACGTATCAACTAAAACAGCCCTGGAAAGTATGACGGGACAAAAGCACCCGCCGGAAACGGCTCAGACTCTAACGTCTCAAGCCGAAGTGTCCCGGTGATCGTCGTTGCGTTATAGCTGATATTCACTAGCTGAAATTCCGGCCAGCTTGCGTCAATCGTATCAAGGGCGTTGTCCATGACAATATCCACACGACACGTCACCGGCGTGTAGACGCTTCGGATCGTCTCAGTGTAAGCCCGATGAATGTTGTCGATCTCAAGCTGCATCTCTCCTGGTCCCTCGTCCGTATCATCAGGGAGCTTAATTCGGACGGGAAGGAAGACGTAGTTGTCACCGTTTGATACGGTGCCATATACTTTCTCCGTGTCAGTAGTCAGTTCGGTCAATTCCTGCGTCGGATCGGTGCTGATCCTGATATCGTCATCAAGATCATCATGAGACAACGTTATCAAGGCGATGGGAACGCGCCCGGTTTCCTGGGAAAACGCGGCCTCCTTAAAATTCAAGGAAACAGTGGTCATGGAAGCACCTCGAATGACATGCTCACTTCATACGTCCCCGGCTCCACCGCCGTCCATGTCGGAGGCTCGGTAAAGCGCATCTCACAGGACACTGTATGGGCAGGAGGTTTCGTCCACGAGAACCGGAGGGAACCGCCAAGCAATGTCGTATTGTAGAACGTATCCAATGCCGCCAGTTCCGTGGCATCCATTATCATCGTGCCGGAAACAGGCTCCACGCCCGCCGTGAACCTTCGCCGTACTTTCGCAGGGCCAGCGTCCATCTCAGACTTGATAGTCACATTCGGCGGTGACTGACTGTAGCCGTTGACAAATAGCTCTTGAGGTAAATCACTGTCCCAAGCTGGCACACTCATTGCTTATCTCCCTGTCAACTGTTGACGCGCCCCGAAGCTCTGACGCATCGCCTTGTTGGACTGACTCCCGAATGTGCCGAGCTTCTTGGCCACGGCCTGATCAATATAGACATCGATAGCCTTCTGGCCGTCCGCTGTGGTACGCTCTGAGGTTGAGACATCGGCTCCCACATTGTTATAGATGTTCACGACTGCCCCGCCGCCGGTTGACTTCACTCCCAAGTCCCCGCCGATACGGGTTAAGGGCATGATTGCCTCTGCTCCGGCCTCACCCATCAGCCCCGCACCTTGCGCCATAGGGAAGACTGTTGGTCTGGTGACGATTCCGCCCTTGGCAAACGGGATCACATTGCCATTTTGGAATGCGTTGCCTTTGGCGAAGGGCCACAGAGACCCAAAGTCAAATCCGCCTATTGACTTAAACATCGGCCCCATAATTTGCTGTTGAATAAACATCCGCATCAAATCGTCAATCATAGAATCAATCATGTCAGAAAAGGACATTTCACCCGTCCGCGCAAATTCAACTATCGCATTGGTACTATCACGCCCCCACCCCTCGATTGATTGTTTTAGTTCGTCGATGAGACCTTTCTCTTTATCAACACTGTCCTCTAATATCGCGGTCTTGCGTGCCTGATACCATTCGTCGAGCTGCGTTTTGTCATCAATGTAGGCGGCATAGGCCTGATATTGCTCGTCCAGTTTCACCAACTCATATTCCGTCGTGGAGAGGGTGGCGCGCTTGTGGGCGTCGGAGAAATCAGCCTGTTTTTCGGCATATTCCTTTTCGTATTCTTCAAGTGCCGCCCATTTTCGCGCCTCGTCCTCTATGTAGGCGTTGACCCTCAGTTCATGTTGTTTTTCTTTTTCTTTCTCAAGCGCCGCCGCCTCAGATGCCGCCTGCCGTTCCTGTTGCGCCCTAATCATTGCCTCAGTGTTCCGGCGCCGGGCATCTGCTTCCTGCTGGTAGCGTTTGAGAGAGTTCTGCATCCGCTGTTCTTCGGCTTTGTCTTCTGCTTCTTTCTGGGCTTCCAGGGAGGCGAGTTCTTTTTCAAGTTTTGCGATTTCCTGACTTGCGATCCCGCCCAAATCACCAAGCCCCGGAATGCCTTCAGTACGCAAAAGCTCCAGTTGCTTTTTCGTTTGTTTTATTTTCTGTGTTGTCGAACTACCGAAAATGGCATCCCCCACAGCCCCTAACCCCACCCACGCTGCCATGAGAGTGCCGGATTCTTCTTTGGCTAATTTCATCACGGCAAGGGTTTCATTGAGCCAGGGAATCAGATCGAGAGCTATCCCCCGGCCCGCTCCCTGTGCCGATTTCATCAGGATATCAAGTTGGTCGTTGAAGTAGGCGGCTTCGAGGGCGGTCTTGGTGGAGATAACCAGCCCCATCTCTTCGGCCTTTTTCTGCAACTGTTCGATCCCGTCCCGGCCACCGTTCAGCATGGGGATTAGTTCAGCCCCGGCCCGTCCGAAGATGTCCATTGCATAGGCGGTCTTCGCTGCGCCGTCCTCCATCTTGGAGAATCGGGTTGCAATGTCTTTCATAACCTCTTCAGAGCTTCGGAGAGTTCCATCAGAGTTCGCAACCTTGATATTCAGATCCTCAAAGGCATCCTTGGCTTCTCCAATGCCCTTGCTCACGTCATACATATTCTGAGAGAGCTTCTTTGTGCCCTTCGCTACAGTTTCAAGGGTTGTGCCGCCCTGGGAGGCTACAAGGGCCATAGAGGATAGATACTCGGAGGTGGTGCCGGTGGCCTGGGCCAGCTTCCCCATTTCATCGGCGACGGTGATCTGCTTCTTTATGAACGCAACAGAGGCGGCTATTGCAGCGGCAACGGCATAGCCAGCGTATCTATTCAAGGCGGTAGCGGCTTCGGTAAATTTTTTCCCAACCTTCCCCATGGCCGCGGACATGCCCGTGGCGTTCTTCTGCACGGCGTCCTTGGCCTTCTTCATGTCAGAGGAAAACTGTGCGTGACCGGCACTTAGCTCGGCTCTAAGGGCTCCTATGGGTTCAGCCATGCTATTTACCCCTTCCGAAGTATGCTTTCATTTCCTGTTCCAATCCCGGCCGTTGCGTCTTTCGTTTCTTCCGGCTCAATGACTCAAATTTCGGCAGCTTCTTCGCCCTCGTGAACGCCGCTATCATCCATGCCTGTTTATCCGCCCGCTCAATGAGGGCTTCCATCGCAATGCGGGTCTGATACGGCGTCAGATGCCAAAATTCCTGCGGAGAAACACCCGCAAGCACCGCCGAACGATACGCCTGATCCATCCAGTCATGGTCTGCTTTTTTTTTACGTCACCGTCGGGGACAGGCTGATCACCGAAGTATGCAAACTTGAGAGCCTCCTGCACGTCATTAGCGAAGGGAATCAGCGGGGGCGATAACTCCATGATCTTTTCCGGGGTCATCTCAGGGTGACGCTCACGCAGTCCAGCGGATCCGACATAGGCAACTGTTTCAGGATCGAAAAGATTCGGACTATCACCATACCTCCCCGCTACCTCGGCGAGTGCCGCCCAGGAATAACGGAGATAGTACGGCTTCCCTGCAATGTCTGTTCGCTTCACTCCCGTGATCATGACAATGTCATAGCCCCGGTCCGACGGATCGTGATAGTACCGCTTACTTTATCATCCACTGCGCCGCTGTTGTTGATGCCCGTCACGTAGCCGGTGAAGGTATGGTAGGAGCTGTCAGAGTACGTGATTTTGAAGGTCTTGCTCGTATCTGCCGCCCGTGCCGTTTCAGCGGCCAGCAATCCCGTATCATCGGACGTCCAGTTGATATTAAAGGGCACGTCCACATTCCGGGGGATACCGGGGATCTCCTCCTGCCGGGTCGATCCAAGCGTGGTGTACTCGATCATATTCTTGGTGTCGCTCGGATTATCCCAGTCAAGGATGTCCCCGATTTCTGTGTAAGATTCCGGGGTCATGGTCGCCGAATCGATGTTGTCCGTGATTGTGAGGTCGGTCGAGTCCAGAGCAATAGCGAATGTGTCGTCCGTCTTGTAAAGTACGACGTAGGTATTGCCGTTGATACTCGCCGCATCGTCGCCAGCGAAACTCGCAGCAGTCACAACATCACCGTTGCTCAATCCATGACCAACAGCCGTTAATATGGTGGGATTGGCAAGGGTAATATCGGTAATCGTTACCGCCCCGCCCGTCCCGGTGGACATTTCCAATTTGGTTCCTTGCGCTTCTGTCATATCAGACATTGCTTTTTCCTCCTGTTTTTGTTGCTATTTATTCATCACACCAGATCATGTAATCCTGACTGATGCGGTAAATCTCTATTTCGCTTTCATAAATATCCCGCTCACTATCGATGAGGCATGATCCAATACGCGTGCCCGCCGCCGTGCCCCTGTAGCCGTCTAATGCTTCCCTGATCGCATTTGCGAGAGCCTTCGCGCCTGTATATGTTTCGGCGAAGGCGTCCAGTTGGAAGCGGGGATGTGCCATGCCGGACGGCCCCTGTAATACGTGGTCCCGTTCGCCCGAAATTCTGGTGTAGAGGATCAGGGGATATGTCGCGTCTTGCGGGATCATGACCGGCCAGCAGTGCGTCGTGATCGCCTTTACGGTCGCATCGTTCACTAATATGTATCTGATTGCCTGCTCGATCATTTCATCAGCCCCGCCCGCTGTTTCGCTGTAAGCGTACCTTTCGCGGCTTTGCGCGCCAAAAGTCTTGCCGACTTCTGCAACGCTTTCCAGATTTCGTCTTTTAATATGTCAAGGGACACCTTCTTCTGGCTGTCCCATGCCTGCCGCAAGAATGGCATCGGTTGGATATAGCCACGGTAAGCGCCCTTCTTTGTGTAGCGCTCAGCAGTTCCGAATTCGAACAGATGAGCCAACGGATGGCTGCTTCCGACATATGCCGTCACCCGTGACCTGTCCTGCCTGCCCCGCTGTGAGCGTTTAAGTGAGGTGCCGACTTTGATTGATTCAACGATGTCTTTGTTATCCATCGGTATCCCACGAGCGTTTTCTTGTGCTCGATCTTTTATCGGCATAGCGGCTTTTTTGAGAGCCTTCCTGACGACCCCTTTCTTCATGCTCATGGTCGGGAGCTTTTCAAGTGCTTCCATTGTTTCCTTGAGGCCGTGGATTTCAAACCTAAATGCGGGCTGTGCCATTATTCGCCCCTCGCTGATACTATTAATTCAATGCCCTCTTTACGGCCAAGCTCCAGTTGCGCCTGTATGTCATATTCCCTGCCGTCTGCATCCACCACCCGGATCATGGGCGTAATATCAGAGCGATAGCGGATCCGATATTTGCAGGCAATTTTCGCGATGGTCTGTTGAGCGCTCCATCTCTCATCACCTCTCAGTTCTAACCGCTCCGCCCATTCCTGGTATGACCGGATGACCGGCTTCACCTTGTTGTCTGCATCCAGTTCCGTCGCCACTGCTGCCGTCCAAACATCCCCCACGGTACATCCAGTATAAAAGTGATTCGTTTCAGTGGCCGTGATCTGATAGAGCGTGCCGATAGTCAGAGTGCCGGTAGCTTTCTCAGCGCCTACCATACAGAGCGGTATCCACGTCGTGATCTGCTCCCCGAAGTCGTTTGTTGTGTTCGACTCCTGATAGAGCGATATAATTCTATCCATGCGGCCTGCTCTCATCAGTCAAACTCCGTCCATATAACGTATTGCCTCAAGAGCGAGTCTATGGCATCCTGTATCCTGGTTACTGATACACCCATAGCCACCTCCCCCCGATTTTCGTAGAGGTCGGAAATTTTAAGGAGCATTGCAGATTTGAGGTTTTCCGGTACGTCCGCCGCTTCATCACCATAGCCACAGACAAACTCAATCTTGATGGGCTTGTCCGGGTAGAGTGTTCCCGACGGCCACGATTCATCGGGTTGCAAAACCAGCCGCCCCGGTTCACTCACAATATCCGTGTCCACCGTCGAGAGCGTATTGTCGTAATCGTCGTCGTCTTCAAGCCGATACGTTACTGTTGCCGATTGCAGGGGGGGATAAGGAAGTCTGATTTCTTTGCCGCACGGCCATTCGTCCAGGTACAGCGTCTTCGTCTGTGTGATAAAAGCCCGGCCCGTTTCCTGTTCCGCTTGTGTCCTTGCAACTGTTATGAGCCTGTTGAGCAGATCATCTTCGGTCGTGTAGGCCGCCGCCTCTGCGTCAGTGGTGGCAAGCCGCAGGTGGATTTTGACTTCGGCTTTCGTGACCGGCTCAACGTCTGGAGCTGTTTTCGTCGTGATTCTCATGTCATCCATCCCCCTCACAGCAGCTGCATCCCGAGCACTGCCACCATTCCGCCGATGATCCCACCGGCGAAGGAAAGCCATTTGTTCCATCTTTCCAGTGCACGCATACGGCAGTCGATCGATTGCAAGGTCTCAAAAACAATCCAGTCGCGCTGTTCCTGCGGCGTTTTTCCCCATGTCTCTCTGGTCACGATAAATCCAGTTCCGGTCGTCATATCCGCAGACCCCCTTATGCGTTCAGATAGTATCCGCCGGCCACCAAGGGGCGCCACCCTGTTTCCTGTATACTGCTGGTTGATATGTAGTATCTGCCATATTTTATTCCTCCATCTCCGGTGGTTGCCCCCTAAAGGGCCGGGTTAAAAGTTACAGCGGGGGAGCATCCAGCGGATGACCCTTGACAACGCCGATTGCCATCGGACAGGATACGGTCCCGGTTTCAGTTACGACAAGCTGTAAATACCGTTTTCCACCGACATAGCCGTAATGATACAGTGTGTTGTCTTCGTCCGTGCTGTCAACGGTCAGGATAACCCCGCTCGATACCGTCACGCCCAGCATGTCAGCAGTTTCGACAACCGCGTAGCTATCGCCGTCATTGCTATCGTACAGGGTAAACGTCAGTTTGTTAGAATCGCTTAGGCCGGACCCGGCATCCGTCCCGAGCCAGATAAAAAGTTCTGCCGAGTTGAATCCGGCAAGGTCGATATCGGTATGCGTGGCGGTCGCACTCACTACAACCGGATCAAGCACCGACACAATGTCTATATTGTTGTGAAGATCTTTCATGTTTCATGTCCTCCTTAAAATCTTATTGAGTGGGGGCCTGAGCCCCCAGGTTATTAGCTTGCCGCTACCTTCAGGGCCTTGATCGCCTCGTACATAACGATACCGCCGCCGACTCTCTTGGTGGTGTAAAAGAGGATATAGGGCTTGCTCGAATAGGGGTCACGCAGTACCCGAATGCCGAAGCGGTCAACAATCAGATAAGCCCGTTTGAAATTGGCGAAGTAAATCGGATAAGCCCCGGCGCCGATGTCTGCCACGTTGTCGTCGATCTCAAGCGGCTTTCCGAGTAACGTGTCTATCGCACCCGGCTGCAATCCCGGTTGCCAGAGATAATTCCCGTTGCCATCCTTGAATTTTCGGATGTGCAGCATGGTCGCGTCGTTCATGAGCCACGAGGCGCCATTCCGGTATATCGCTTTCAGGGCATGCTGAAGATCAAAAAGCTTATCCGCAGAGGTGAAGGTAGACGCGGCACCCGAAGCAATATATCCGATCTTTCCCCACGCATAGGACGCATTTGCCACTGTGTCGTATGCTTCGAGACCTTTAGGTTCGGAAACACCGTCGCCCTCGATGAAGGCCGCGCCTTCTTCCTCGGCGAATTCAATCGCGACTTCATTGCCGAGCCATGCAGCTATGTCAACGCTGGAGTCATCGAGCAGTTTCTGTGTCGCCGCGGGCATCGCGTAAATCTCTTTCGTGTTGATGGCGATCTCTTTAAGCGTCGGGGAATCGGTCTCAGACCGCGTACCCTTCTCGCCTACCCACCCGGAGGAAGCCCCGCCCTGGTTTACGAGTTTTTTGTAAGTGTCTGTCCCGATGGTGATCACGGAGGCAAGCCGCCGCATTGCAGAAG